TTACCTGTTCCGTATTGGTTAGTCCCTGAAGCTACAGTGACTGTATAAGTAATAGTGGCCATTAGACTACGCTCCCGTAATCGTTACCGTAACGCTTCCACTTGCTCCAGCTAAATTAAATACAATTCCATCTTTAAATAAAATACCTGAACCAGGGACATATACTTCTAATCCTTCAGTTCCATATTTATAAGTAGCTACTAAATTACCTGCAGCGGCAGCACCTGCTGTTGCACAGTCATGTAATTTTAAAACTGAACTTGCTATTCCTTTTCCTTGAATAGAAGTAATTCTAGCTCTACCTGCTCGTGATAAAGTATCAGAACCTATAGTATCCATAAGTAAGGTTGTTTGATCACTTGAATATGATGTTGACATTTTTTCTCCTATTAAATTAAAGGTGCTCCCGAAGGAGCACCTAATTAATTATTATGCGCTTACGCCAGTTCCAGCCACTCTAGATTGGAATGTGTTGAAATAATCACATACTAAATGATTAGCAACTGTTCCTTTATGTGCACCCATAATATTGAGTTCTAACGCAATATCATCTGGTACAGTTGTAGCTGCTTGTACTCCAACAGGATTTCCGTTTAAGTACAATTTGAATTGGTTTGCAGTAACACCTAACTCACTTCCAGCTGGTTGATAAGCAAAACCTAATCTAACTGAGTTAGTTGGTTTAGCTTGTACTGTAGCTGTTTGTGTAGGTACAGTAGAATCTAACATAGCAAAAGTAGATCCACCTGCTGACTCTAACATATCAAAAGATACACCTGCTCCATTTTTTCTAGAAACGAATTGAATTGAAGTTGTATCTTGTAGGTGTGAGAATCCAATACCATCAGTTGGTAAAGTATCAGAATCTGCATAACCATTTAAAGCGAATCCAACCCAAGTGTTTAACTCAGTTACGTCAGTTATCGCAATGCTAGTTTCGAACCACCATTTTTGGTTTGCATTGAATTGCCAAACCTGTGGTCCTGCAATACCTTGAACCTCACCAGCAGCAGGAGCATTATCTCCTTGTCTTAACCATCCACCAGCATATTCTGCTAATTGAAAATCAGATCCACCTGTTGATGTTTGTGTCCAATCTTCATCATTGTAAATTTGCCAGTCGTTTTGGTACGCTTGTTCTTGTTCGTATCCACCTGTAATAAGAGGTTGTTTGATTCCACTAAATACAGAAGAACCTCCATCTTTTCCTACTACGTTAGTAACTCCATTTTTAAAATGTGTTGTCATATAATCAGCGCCTCCATGCGCCAGTTATTCTTACTAAGAAAAGAATAACCAATTTATGAATTAATTATCTTAGTATTTCTTTTATACAACAGTTTTATATTGAGTGCAAGAGAGCCTACAGTGTGGATGATGTTTTTCCAACGATGTAGCTTTTTATTAAGTAGCTACAGAAACTTGAGGAGCAGCGTCTTCTACCTTATTTTGCAAATGCTCTTTTTTAGCTTCTGCAAGTTTTATATGGCTAATGACTTCTCTAACTTTTCGGTCAATCTTAACCATGTTGAGAGTATATCTACCCTCTTTAAGGTGTTCCTGCTCCCACTCCAGATCCAGACCCTTCTTCTTCGTGTACAGGTCGCCTAGGTGTTGCATTATCGCCTCCATTGATAACCTCCTCATAGGTTATTCTTTTTACTCTTGGATCATGCATTTCTCCAAGATAATCCCATTTTATATCACCTTTTCCTAGTTTGTCAATGATAGCATTTTCTATGTCTAATGGGGCATCGATGCAGTTTACTATAAAATCTGCATAATGTTTATAAGCGAATATTTGAACTCTGAAGTTTTTGGGGTGCATTTTTCCTTTCTATTTTATGATTGAGGCGGGATTGTGTCCCGCCTCAAAAAATTATTTATTAAGCACCTGGTGATGCAAAAATACCTCTAGGGTCAGATACACCAAATACGTATCTTTCTCTAGCTTTGTATCTTACATTGCCAGTATCGAAGTCGCCTTCCATTTTAGTAGTCAATGGAGCTCTTTCGAAATGTTTCATACCATTTGGCACGTCTGTGATTAGATAGAACGCATCTGTGTCTGTTAGGTAGTGATTAATAGAGTATCCTCCAGGAATCATTCCCATGTTTCTTAATGCATTGATATCGTTATCAGCAGTTCCAACTCTACCAGCAGAATTCATAAGTCTGTCAGCAGTAAATTGAAGTGCAGATGGTATTACCATTCTTGTAGCTTTCGCAGCGATCTTTAAACCTCTTTCATCAGTAAGTGCAGAGATGTCGATCATCGCTTGCTCTAATGAAGTTTCGTTTAAGTCCGCAGCAGTCGCTAAAGTATTGCTGAAAGATCCAGCAATAGTTGTATGCGCAGTGTTAAATAAAGTAACACCGTCACCTGAATTGAAACTTCCTCCAGGTAAACCATTGTTTAATGGTGCAGCTGCTTTTACTTGTTTAGTTTGAGCCATAGATCTTGCTAAAGCTTTTGTATATCTAGAAGCAAGTCTGTCATACAAGTTATCTTCAATAGCTTCCTCAGTAATAGCAAACGCTAACGCAATTGTTTCGTTAGTGTATCTAGCTGTGAAAGTTTCTTGAGCCTTGTCATAAACAACACCTGAACCTTCTGGTTTTACTTGTGCTTGAGCGAAACCTGACAACATAACTTCTTCTTCAAAAGCTCTGTCAGATGACTCTGTAGTGTATATAGCAGTATGTTCTTGATCATACTGTTTATATTCCAGGCCGAATAGTGCATTCAAACCTGGCTCTAGTTCTTTAACTAGTTGATTTCGTGATATAGCCATAATTTAATACTCCTATTAGATTCCTGTGGCATCCAAGAAGAACGACTCGTTAATAACAACTCTCCATACGACGTTAGCCGATGTTAAGTCATTATTTTCCGGGTCTCTTGAGACACCAATCACTTTTAATTGTTTAGTCGCGCCTGCAGCTAAACCTGCTGAAGCAAGAGTTGTTTTCGAAACGTAGTTCGGACTTCCTCCTGCAACGTAAGTTATATCTGCAACTTCCCCAACACTTGCTTGTGAAGAGGCTCCAGTCGCGTCACTTCTGATCTCATACTGCTGAAGCGGACTGTCGTTAACTAGTGCAACGATGTCTGTAGCAGTGTTTGATGCTTGAAGATAGTTCTGGAACGTTGGCTTGTTTGTAGTAGCATCAGTGTAGAAAACACCGTTTAGTGAGCCGATAATATCTTCTGTACCAGCTATACCAACTATTACAAATCCTGTCGTATGCTGACAAACCAAATCTTGGTTGTAGATAGCGTCAGAGGATGCTGCAACAGGGTATTCACCTAAACCCATGTTCTCATAACCATTGCCGTACATCTTAATTGGTTTCAAGCCGAAACCGACTGATGAACTATTAGCCATAGTTTTTTTCTCCTTAAGTGAGATGTTTTACCATCTCGGTTAGTTTATTTCGCTGGTTGGAATTGTTAAAAAATTAACTACTCTTTGCCACCGAAGGTTGTACGAGATTGTCTATCGATATCGATAGGCATACTCTTATGCTGTTCCTTCAAAAGATCGTTGTCTACTGCTCGTATTTGATCCTGCGCCTGATTCATATAATATTCAGTACGCTGTCTCGCGATCTCTTCTGGTACCCTTGTCAGCACAAGGCCTCCGTGCCCGATAACCCCTGCGTATTTGCCGTCGGTGATTGCTGGAAAGTCCTCATCAGGATATTCATCGGCTCTTACTAACTCATACCCGGACCTTAAGCGTCCTTGTATGTTTTTCGTGTCGACGAACCCTAAGATTTCTATTCTGACCCATCTGTGTCTGAATCCTTCTGGCGCGTTGGGCGTATCTAAGTACGATGGTGGAGCCCAAACTTTTGGTTTCACTTTTGGTGCAACCGTTTTAGCTTGTGATACAACTTTTTTAGTATCGCTTTGCTTCGTTTGACTCGCACGTGGATTGGCTTTTTTATCTTTTGTCATATGCTTATGCCTCCTTCGTGTTCATAAGTTGTTTCGCATATTCTTCTAGTGGCACACCTAATTTTTTAGCAATTGCTACTTGGGAAGATGTGAGTTTCACCGATTTGCGACCAGTCTTTGGACTACGCGTTGCAGATGCAACAGTTTGTGTAGGTTTACTAGTCTGTTGAGTTACATTACCAAATTTATGCGGAAATTCAAGTTTAATTCTTTTGTCAATCTCTTCATAATAGTCGTCAGATTGAGGATCAAACCCTTCTTCTTCGGTAAGTTTTCTGTGTAAATCAAAAGCAGTGTAAGTCATAGCTGAATCTGTACCAAACCAAGCGTTTTTAGACGCCCATTC